CGGCATCAAAGTCCTAAGCCGCAAAGACGTTGGAGATGCCGTGAGAGCAGCCAAAGCTAAGAAAACAGAGTTCACTAGCTTCTGGACTAGAAAGAGAGGCAAAGCAACCAAATGAGACAATCAACATACATACCATTACGGGGACACATACCACAAGCAGTTGTATTGGAAGTGCTAGAAGACATTAGCAAAAACAAAACATACAGACAGATTAAAGAGGATTACTCAGTCAGCTTAGGTTGGATACACAAAGTCAGACATAACAAGATTAGAAAATGAGCATACTAACCAAAATCGGAATCACTAAAGAAGCAATCGCAAGACTGCTTGGAGTTCACAAGACGGTTGCAGTTGAGGAACCGCAATGGAAGCCACTCAGCAAGAAGACCAAGCGCGGTCGTGGACGACCAAAAGGTCAGAAGATACCGCAATGGGTTGTTGAAGCAGTCAGGAACTCTCACAAGAGTTTTACCGCTAAGGAACTCTCCACAAAGTATGGAGTCTCTGACTATTGGGTCTGGGCTATCCGCAACAACAAGTTCAGAAAGTAACCAAATACAACGATAATCAACGCGAGTGTGTCTTGATTAAGTTCTAATTCCATGATTCTTCAACATTGTGAACATTACACAGCACCAACGCCGAATCATGGCGATTGGTTGCAGTCATGGCAACCGAGCCAATCAAGATGCACTCGCTGCGGTGCTACTATTTCGCGAGAAGTTCAAACCGAACGAAGTAATTCACCTCGGAGACGCGTACGATCTTGCATCATTGCGGTCTGGTTCACTCCGAGACCCTCAAGACTCGGATCAAGCCGATGACTATTTGGACGACATTCAAGAGGGGGCAAAGTTCTTGGATGAATTGAGGCCAACAGTCTTCACGATGGGCAACCATGACGAAAGAGCTAAGAAGTATCTCAATCATCATAACGCTGTTGTCCGTGGATTTGCTGAAGCTGTATGGGAACGAATGCTAAAACCAATTGAGAAACACTGTCATACGTTTATCAAATACAACGATTGCCACGACAGATCGTTTTACAAGTTGGGTGGATTTCGGTGGGGACATGGAGTCTTATTCGGTGAGAACTTCTTGCGTGATTCCGCTGAGACATTTGGTAACTGCGTTGTGGCTCATGCTCACAGAGCGGGTCAAGCGACTGGTCGCACTCAATCAAATCCGATTGGCTTTTGTGTTGGAACGCTTGCAGACATTCCAGCGATGGATTACGCGAGCAAACGACGATCAACCCTAGCATGGTCCCACGGGATTGTTTTTGGGGAATACACAAATAAATCAGCTCAACTCTATCTCCACCAATGGCCGCAAAACGAACAGAAATGGACTCTTCCGAGCTTTTAAGGAAGCTTCGGCTTGCCATCGCCAATCAACCCGAACCAGTCCCAGAAGGGTTTAAAACCTCCGCACAGTGGGCTGATGAGTGGAAGATTACCAATAACGCTGCGGGAATTGTACTCTGTAAATCAGTCAAAAACGGATTGATAGAGTCCAAAAAGTTTCGCGTAATGTCTGGATCTCGCGGTGTTTATCCGGTCGTGCATTACCGTCTAAAACAATGAAATACAGATCCAAGACAAATCAGAATCTGACCGTGGAGTACATCTCAGAAGCTCAACTTCGCATCGGTGAGACCAAGCGGCTTTGCGTAGTCTATGAGCGTGGAGGTTACTTCTACGTTCGCCCCAAAGCCGAGTTCTACGACAAGTTTTCTCTGGACGAAGGTCCAAAGCCGAGTTAGGAGTAAGGAGTCAGCGCGAGCCGTAGGAAGCAAGCGTTGATAACCATACTACAAGCCATGTTCAACCAATTTATCCCCACCCTTTCTGTGTACGTCCCGTTGCTTGTACGGGAGTTCCTACCACAGTCTGGGTGGGGTTTCTGTTTGTTACATGAACGAAGACAAGAAAACCCGTAAGGCTCCAGCCTTTCAGTTCTATGCCGATGATTTCTTGGCTGGAACAATCACAATGACCAATGAGGAAAGAGGGGCTTATATCGCTCTTCTCTGCATCCAATGGTCTAAAGAGTCACTAACCGAAAACGACTTTCAACGAGTCTGTGCAGGTATGCCACCGCATTCCCAACGCATATGCCAAAGCAAGTTCCAAATTGATGCGGAGGGTAACTACAAAAATCAAAGATTGGAGACTGAAAGGGAAAAACAGGTTCAATACCGCAAAAAGCAGACAGATAACGCCAATAAGCGATGGCTTGGCAATGCCACCGCATATGCCACCGCATTGCCAGCGGATATGCCAAATGCATGCTCTCCGTCTCCTTCTCCTTCTCCTAATAATAAAGAAGAGAGCATTGCTCCAAAGTCGCAACGCTCGCGCTTTGTAGTTCCTTCAGTTGAAGAGGTTGAAACTGCGTGCGTTGAAATCGGACTTCCCGCCTCAGAAGCTGGAAGGTTCATTGACCACTACGAATCCAAAGGATGGAAGGTCAGCGGATCTCCAATGAAATCTTGGATAGCATCGCTGAGGAACTGGAAGCGAAACCGAGATGAACGCCAGCAATCACTTCCGATTCAACCCGCTCAAAAGAAGGAACTGGACTGGAGGGATGCGGTATGAATGACCCGTACTTTGCTCAAGACGATGAGTTTGGTTTGATCGGAGCTTGTCTCACGGGATCAATCGACACTTGTTCCGATGCATTCGCTGAGGTCAAAAGCGAGTGGATCGAAACCGATTCACTTCGCGATACCTACGAGACGATCAAATCTCTCGTTCAAGCCAACCGGACTCCAACGCTCCAAGAACTCGGAAAGGAATGGCGAAAGATCCACGGTAGCCAACCCATTCCATTTGAGGACTGGAACAAAGCGATGGAAGTCTGTCCATCACCAGCCAACCTCCCGTACTACACCAAAGGCATAATCGAAGCTGCTCACCGCAGACAACTGAGAGCCGCAGGAGACCGCTTGATCCGCGAGTCCGCTGTCCTGACCCTCCAGCCAGATCAAATCGTCTCTAATGCCGAGTCTGGCCTCAGCATTGAGGTATCCAGAGAGACACTCTCAACCTCAAAGCAGGTTGCAGGATCGTTTATTGATCAAATGCAGGAACGTTTCTCTCGCAAAGGTACATTGAGCGGGGTCACGACCGGCTTCCATTGGTTGGATCAAATGACCGATGGTTTGCAGCACCGCGAGATGGCTCTAATTGCGGCTCGTCCATCTATAGGTAAAACCGCTATTGCAATCTCCATCGCTGAAGCCGCAGCGGTGAGAGCTAAAATCCCAACTCTTTTTATCTCTCTGGAGATGTCTAAGGAAGCGATCTTCAGACGCTCAGTTGCATCTATCGGAAGTGTTCCAATGCAATCGCTTAAGAGTGGAAACCTCAGTGAAGGTGATATGCGCTCAATGAGTCTGGCTGCTGGTAAGATTGCCTCTAGTCCGCTCTGGTTCTTGGATGGCTCAAGTTCTCAGAGCGTTGCCTCAATAACCGCAAACGTCCGTCGAGCGGTCAGAAAGCACGGTGTTCGTCTGGTGATTGTCGATTACATCCAGAAGGTCAAAGCAGCAGACAAAGCAGAAAAGCGCACCTATGAGGTAGCGGAGGTCAGCGGTAAGCTCAAAGACATTGCGGTGCAAACCGGAGTGGCAATGCTCTGTCTGGCTCAATTGAACCGTGAGAATGAAAAAGAGAAGGGTCGTCCACCGCGCCTGAGCGACCTAGCGGACAGCGGACAGCTAGAGCGTGACGCTGACTGCGTAATGCTCTTAGACCGAGACCGGAGAGAAGCCAAAGGCCAAGCTTCAATCATCATCGCCAAACAACGCGACGGTGAATGTGGAGTGGTCAAGCTGTGGTATGATGGGCAGTTCTGCCGCTTTACAGACTTTGGTGTGGATACTTAATCCCAACGATGGGTTGACTCCATAAACTATTCCTATAAACTCACCTCGCAACATAGAAATCCCCAGTAAAACACCATACAAACCATGCAAACCGGTAAGATTGACGTTACAAAGATCGACAAGACCTTTCTCTTTAAAGGCAAAGCTGGAACATATTTGGACATTGCACTTATCCCCAACAAGTCTGGCCGAGACCAATACGGTAACGATGGAATGATTGTGCAGTCTATTAGCAAAGCCGCACGACAAGAAGGCAAGAAGGGTCCGATCTTGGGTAACTATGCTGACCTAGATAGGCGTGAAGCTGCACCAGTTAAGAAGGTTACAGCCAATGATCCACTTGGACCTGAAGATGACATTCCCTTTTAATACCATTAACACCCATGACTAACACAGAAAGCTTCTGGGAAGACCCAGATACAGACACTCCACGTTGTGACTTGGAGCAGAAGCGGATTGAGGGACAGTTCCCGCCTCATCTAACAACACTCGCAATGTCATTCGCTCGACGCTTAGAGCGTGAGATTAACGAACAACGACGACGCATCTATGATCTAGAGGAAGAGCTAGAGCGTTTGACTCTAGAGTAATATGCATCACAAGCGCTATCTGCATAAGAAGATGGATGTTGATGGTATCAAGAGGGAGGACACGCTAGACATACAAGCGCGTATAACTCTGCTCAATCAAGCTCCAGCCATTGTATCCACCGCAATCAAAGCTGGCTGGATCTCGTATCCTGCGAATGCATACGTTGATCCTGAAGAGCAAGACCTGACCGAGTGGCTGAAGAAATACGACTGCGAAAAGGCTTACAACCTCAGACAGAAGGGAATGACTTACCGTGAGATCGGCAAGCTCTTGTGCGTGGGTATTGGCAGGGTTACTGAGATACTAAGACGCGGTGAAGAAATAGCAGTGCAACGGAAGCTTGATGAGATAGGTGTTAAGCCTATTGATCTGCCAAAGAAATCCACAGTGGAGAAACATACCACACAAACTAAGCAACGTAAGAACACTAAGCGATAACGTATGACACAGCGTATAGCACTACCTAATATTGCGTCTATCAGATGCGATGTAGCGACTTGTATCATTAACCTAGGAGGCTCCCGCTATCTATAGATACGCTGGTGATCGCGCGGG